CAAGGCGACGCAGAAGGGCTATGCCAACATGCGCGCCCAGATGTGGGGCAACTTGCGCGATGCCATCAAGGCAGGCATCCGGCTGCCAGATGACGAGGATCTGAAGACCGACCTGACCGGCGTCGAGTACGGTTACAACATCCGCAACGAGATCCAGCTCGAACGCAAAGAGGACATGAAGAAGCGCGGGCTCAGCAGCCCAGACATGGCTGATGCGCTCGCCCTGACCTACGCCCTGCCGGTGCATCATTCTGCCCGCGCAGGCTACGACGGCGCGAACTATCAGCAGGCGAAACACGAGTACGATCCGTTCGGGTGAGGCTGATCTCGACATGTCAAGCCCCGTCGTGTATCTTCGCGCCATGACAGACGCGCTTGTGATCTTCGAACAGAACAATCTGCACCCGCTCAGCTCGCTGCTGGAGCGCGGCTATCGGCACGTCTGGTGCGCCGTCATCGACGAGCGCAAGCACGCGTGGGTCGCGCATGACCTGCGCCTCGATGGCTACTTCACCGACGTTCTGTGCGCCCCAGACTATCCGATCGCTCAGCATCTGCGCGATCAAGGGGCAGAGGTCATCGCGATCACCCGCACGCCACGCCGCACGCTTGGGCCATTCATCCTGAACAACTGCGTCGGCCTCACCAAATCCATCTGCGGCATCAGATCCTTGGCGTTGACGCCTTGGCAGCTGCGTCAACATCTTATCAAATCCAGATCGGGAGACACCGCATGTCACGCCTCGCCATCTACCTGACCCTGCCCGGCCTCGGCGGAGGCAGCGCCTCTTCACCGCCTCCGCCACCCGCAGCTCCACCGCCTGCACCGACGATGCAGGACGCGATGACCAGCCGCGCCCGGGCTGACGCCAGCCGTCGCGGTCGCATGCAGCAGGGCGTGGGCGGCAGCGTTCGCAACCTCGGCGGTGCACAGGGCCTTAGCGTCAGCGACACGGCACGCGCACTCAAATCTTTGACGGGGCAGTGATGTCACAGCAACGCACAAACGCAGCGATCGCTGAGCGGGCAAAGGCGCAGGATGCTGCACCACCACCGCCCAAGCCGTCGTTGGCGGCAGAGTAAGGGACGAACATGGTAGCGCAGACGCCAGAAAACCTGATGAACAGCTCGCTCAAGGGCAAGCGGGGCGCGATCTTTCTGCGCTGGAAACGGCTCGAGGACGACCGCTCGAGCTGGCGTTCGCACTGGATCGAGATCTCGGATTACCTGATCCCGCGCCGGGGCCGCTACCTGCTCGAGAGCCAGAATAGCAAGGGCCGCAAGCGCAACACCAAGATCGTCGACAACACCGGCGGGCAAGCGCTGCGGACACTGGCTGCTGGCATGATGTCAGGCATGACCAGCCCGGCGCGCCCGTGGTTTCGCCTGCAGACGCCAGACCCAGAGATGATGGACGCGGCAGGCGTCAAGGGTTGGATCGGCCAGTCTGAGCGCATCATCCGCACCATCCTGACCCGCTCGAACTTTTACAACAGCGCATCGACGGTCTACAGCGAGCTCGGCGCGTTCGGCACTGCGGCGCTCTATCGCCGTCGGCACCCGACCGACATCGTCTCGTTCCGCCCCTTCACCGCTGGCGAGTACGTCATTGCTGAGGACGAGTACGGCAACGTCGACACGCTGGGCCGCGAGTTCACGATGAGCGTGTCGCAGGTGGTCGAGCAGTTCGTAATTCAGCGAGACGGCACCGAAGACTGGTCGAACGTATCCAGCACCGTCAAGCGACTGTGGAACCAGAAGAACTACGACGAGCGCATCGAGATCATTCACCTGATCCAGCCGCGCCGCATGGAAGAGCGCGACCTGACGCGCCCGCTCGACCCGAAGAACAAGGCGTTCATGGACGTCTACATGGAGAAGGGTGCAGACGGCGACAAGCTGCTGCAGGAGGGTGGCTTCGATCGCTTCCCTGCCTACTGCCCGCGATGGGATGTGCTGGGCGGAGACGTCTACGGCGTCAGCCCCGGCATGGAATATCTTGGCGACATCAAGCAGCTGCAGCACGAACAGAAGCGCAAGGCGCAGGCGATCGACAAGATGGTCAATCCGCCGATGGTTGGCAGTATCTCGCTGAAGGGCAAGCCGTCTACCGTGCTGCCGGGCGGTACGACCTACGTCGACCCGCAGCAGGGGTCGCAGGGTTTCCAGCCTGCATACCTCGTCCAGCCCCGCATCAACGAGATGATGATGGACATCCAAGAGGTGCAGAACCGCATCCAGCGCGGCTTCTACGCTGACCTGTTCGCCATGATGATCAACAGCGATCGGCGCATGATGACCGCCACCGAGGTTGCCGAGCGCCACGAGGAGAAGCTAGTTCTGCTCGGCCCGGTGCTGCAGCGCCTGAACACCGAGCTGCTCGACCCGCTGATCGAGGACGTATTCCTGTTCGCGTACGAGGCAGGCATGTTGCCACCGCCTCCGCCCGCGCTCGAGGGCGTCGACCTAGAGGTCAAGTACATCTCGCTGCTGGCACAAGCTCAGGAGGCTGTCGCTGCGGCATCGATCGAGCGCACCTTCTCGTTCGCTGGCAACCTCAGCGCCGTGTTCCCTGACATCGTAGACAACCTCAACGCAGACGAGGCGATCCGCAATTACGGCGAGATCCTCGGCACCAGCCCTGAGATCCTGCGCGATGCTGATCAGGTCGCGCAGATCCGCCAGCAGCGCGCGCAGGCGCAGCAGGCTGAGCAGCAGATGATGCAGCTGCAGCAGGGCGCGCAAGCAGCTAAGGTGCTGTCTGAAGCTGACACGCAGAACCCGAACGCCTTGACAGCGCTGCTGCAAGGTGGAGGCACGACCGTATGACGTACGACGCATCAGATCCGGCACAGGTCGCCAAAGCGGAGAAGGATGAAGCTGATCGCCAGCGCGATCTGGATTACATCATGAAAGAGCCGCGTGGGCGTCGCTTCCTGTACGGGCTGATCTATGATACATGTCATGTGGGCAGGCTCAGTCACATCCCGGGCGACAGTGACAGCACTGCCTTCAACGAGGGGGCCAGATCCGTGGGTGAGGCACTGCTTGAGCAGATCCGCACACAGGCGAAGGCCAAGTACATGCTGATGCTGGATGAAAACCACTTCGGCGACTAGGAAGAGAGGAAAGAACGATGGCTGATGAAGCTGAAGGCGACCTGCTCGCCGGGACCGAAGAAACAACCGAAGCCACTGCAGCTGACACCACCGCTGCCGATGCTTCTGCGCCTGCTGATGCAGGTGCCACAGATGCCGCCGATCTGCTGTCGGACGACGAGAGCGGTGGAAGTGAGGGTGTGCCGGAAACGTACACCTTCGAGCCGCCCGAGGGCCTCGATCTTGATGACGAGACCAAGGGCAAGATTGAGGCTTTTGCCGAACAGGCAAAAGAGCTGGGGCTGAACCAAAAGCAATATCAGTCTCTGATCGAGTACGACCTCAATCGTGCGCAGCAGCTCAACGAGGCTGCTGTCGAAAGTTGGAATGGACGGGTCGAGGACTGGCGCAAGAGTGCCAAGGCTGACAAGGAGATCGGGGGAGAGAAGCTCTCCGAGAACCTCAAGGTCGCGGAAAACGCAATCAAGCAGTTTGGCGATGCCGATCTGCGTGCGTTGCTCAAGTCGCCCAGCCAAGACAACCCGAACGGACTAGCGATCGGCAACCACCCCGCGGTGCTGCGCTTCCTGAACCGCGTGGGCAAGGCAATCGCTGACCCGAAACTTCTGCAGGGCGACGCTGCCCCGCAGACGGAAGGGACACTGAAGCGAATGTATCCGTCCATGTTTGACAAATCGGCGTAACAGAAGGAGGGCCCAACATGGCCACACTTGGCGTCAAAAACCCGACCCTAGCGGATCTCGCAAAGGTCACCGATCCTGATGGCTCCATCGCGGACGTCATCGAGATCCTGAACGAGACCAACGAAATCCTCGCGGACATGACTTGGCTCGAAGGCAACCTGACAACCGGTCACCGGTCGTCGATCCGTTCGGGTCTCCCGACCCCGACGTGGCGTAAGCTCTATGGCGGCGTTCAGCCGACCAAGTCGCGCGCCGTGCAGGTCACCGACACCTGCGGCATGCTGGAAGACTACGCGGAGGTCGACAAGGCCCTCGTGGACATGGCGGGTGACCCCGCTGCCTTCCGTCTGCAGGAAGACCGTCCTCACATCGAGGGCATGAACCAAGAGATCGCGGACACCCTCTTCTACGGCGATGAAACCACCGCCCCCGAAGAGTTCACTGGCTTCGCTCCTCGCTACAATGACAAGTCGGCTGAGAATGGCGACAACATTATTGATGGCGGCGGAACT